TTTTAGGGCGTTTTTTATTCTATACTATTGTTATGAAAAACACTCACATTGAACATCCTGAAGATTCCATTCTTAATGGTGATTTAAGTGTGCTAGATTGGTTCACTTCAAATGGAAAGATTTCAGCAAAGATTGATGGTGCTCCAGCAATAGTTTGGGGTACAAATCCTGCTAATGGTAAACAATTTGTAGGAACTAAATCAGTCTTCAACAAAAAACTTATTAAGATTAATCATGACCATTCAGAAATTGAACGCAATCATCAAGGAAAGGTGGCGACCATTTTGCATCATTGCCTTGATTATCTTCCTGCTACAACTGGTATCTACCAAGGTGATTTTATCGGTTTTGGTGGCACTGATTCTTACTTACCTAATACCATCAGATACTATTTCCCGCAAATAGTAACACAAAAGATCATAATTGCACCTCATACCGAATACTTTGCCGAGAAGGATTTAAGAGATGCAGTAGCACAACCTATTACGAAACCTTTTAGGATGTATCGTAAAGATTGGGATGTGCTATTTGTTAAACCTTGGGTTACAATTGATGAGCACAGAGATGATATCAAAGATATGTGCGATTTCGCAAGGCAAATGTCAACATTATGTGAGTTTCCTAATGATAAACAAGTCAAGAGAGTTAAGCAGCATTTAAATGCATGTATTAGGGCAGATATTGAGATGGATGATATAACATTAGAAGCACTAGCGCATGATAATGAAATAGATGTAAATGTCCTGCGTTTGTGGAAATTAGTCGAGACAATTAAAATGGATATGTTTGCATATATTGATTCAGATGATTCACTAGAATGTTATATTGGAGAAGAAAGATGTGACCATGAAGGATATGTTTTAGTAAATGAGTTTGGAACATATAAGATAGTGAATAGGGAAGGGTTTAGTCATGCTAATTTTAACATAGGGTTAATGAGTAGAAAGGGGGACGCATAAAGTGTCCCTATAATGAGAGACTAAACAGGCATTCATTCCAAAACTGGAGATAGACTCCAAAATTGGTGAGTATGTAAGACCTGTTTTTGTCTCTCCCACCAATTCACATTATGGAGGATTTATGCCAACTAAAAAATTGTCAGTTGAAGAAGTCCTGCATCCAATTGAGTTAACTTATCAGAAATCTATTCCTCAAATGGTATTAGATTGGACTGAAGAGTTAGTGAGATACTTACAGGACGATTACGACTCTGAAAGTTATGATCCTGGTGGAAGATATAAGTTTACTATACAAACAGGACGCAAATATCACAAGATTATAGATCATCCTGAGCATGGCGGTGTTCATGCCTTTGTTGATAAGAATACAGGTGAAGTTTATAAACCAGCATCATATAAAGCACCTGCAAAAGGCGTTAGATATGATTTAAGACGCATTAAACAGCGTCATGAATGTTATTCTAATGCAGATTGGGCAGGTAGTTATCTTTATTTGAGAGGTTAATTATGAAAACTGATTACATCGAAATTCAACTACCTGAAGGGTCTAATTTAACACAAGCACCCATGACTATGTTAGAACGACGCAGGTTATTATGTGATGATTTAGAATACTGTGTGATGGAAGATAAGGAGTTATTGAGTATAGTTATTGATGAATTTGTTTCCCGTCTGAATGAGAATGAAGTAAAGGATTTTGAAGCAGAAGTTAACAAGATACTAGGAGAAGATTGCTAATGCAACTAGATACAACAGGCAGAATTATTGGATCATTTCTAATAGTTACTGCCTATTTTATTATCTTACATGTTTCTGCTACAATAGGAGCATTGATGCACTTAACTGCAAACATCATTAGCATACCATTCTTTATAAGAACTAAAGCACATGATGTCGTCATAATGTTATCTTTCTTAATGGTAATTTCGCTTTCCAAACTATTATGACCAACCACGACATTCTCACAGTAAATGTTACTCAAGCAGTAGCAGATTTCTATCCTGGTTTATCAGATGAAAGAGTAGAGTTTCTTTCAGATAGTATAATTAGGAACTTCGATTACAGCATCATTTATGATACTATACATGATGATTTAACGTTGCTTGCTGATAAGTATGAAATAGAATTAGAGGGAATGGATGGAGTGAGCGAGGAAGAGATATTAATAGGAACCAGAGCAAATGGTGATGTTCAGTTAATTAAAGGCAACAAAGTTATTCCACTAGTTGATGAGCACACGCACGATTCGGAGGGTTGTTAATATGAAATACGAAGTCAAATTGTATGTGGGAGGTAAAATCTTTTCTGAACATGTACATGCGGTTAATTTACAAGATGCTAAAGAAACTGCACAAGCACGTAACCCTAAAGCAAAGATTATCTCTGCTAATCCTCAACCATGAACACTACTATTTCACTCAAACCTGTCACAAGATACACCAGAGCAGGTCATAACGGAAGAGAGATTATGTGCCCTGAGTGTAAAGAATGGGGTACAGTTTATCATTTTAATTGGTATACTTTAACCTGTATCCATTGTGAGAAAGATATAAACAAGAAAGAATGGTTAGTTGAAACAAGGGGGGACGGGTAAAGTGTCCCTATAATGAGGGAGGGAAATTCCCGAAACGGGTTGTCCCAGCAAGTCAGTTACAGCAATGTGACGCTCCCTGACTCAATTTTTCAATCGTTTTAATTATGTCAACTCTACAAAATGAAGTTCTTTTAGAAAACATTTATGAGGAATTAATGGCAGA